GTGCTCTCGTTAGTGCAAGTACCGTTGCCTACACGGACGGGCGTTGGCATCTTGTGGGAGTGACCATTGATAGAACGGGGAACATTGCGGGCTATGGAGACGGCACAGCAGACGGGACACCGGCAAGCACAGCAACCGTAGGCAAGGTCGTTACGTCGTCCGCACGCGGATTGAATGTCGGAGTAAACGGCAACACAACGCTCGCCAACTATTTCAGCGGTTCTATTGGCCCCGTCATGGTAGTCCGCTTCAACTCTCTCCCCTCAGACATTGCCAATCAGATAGCATACATCTCCGCCACATGGAGAAAGAAGGGCTTCCCCAAAGTCATAGGTGACGGTATGACCCGCCTCTACATCGACTGGCAGAACCCCTCGGATAAATCGGGCAACAGCAATAACATCACCCCCGCTGGCGGTGCTGGCATCACAAGACTTCGCTAAACATCAAGGACTCATTCCATGAAGAAGTTTCTCTTTGTTCTTTTGCTCATCCCGATGCTTTCTCAGGCACAGTTCATTCGGGACTCACTCTCATTCTGGCGTCCCCTGAATGCTACGGCCTATGCCAACGGGGACATCATGTGTGCCCTGACGGACTCGGCAGTTTTGAGGTTCCCGAAGTTCGGGGCATATCTCAATGGGTCGTTCATTGTCGGGGCATCTATTGAAGTTGACACACCCTCGACCACGGGACTTTTTCGGCTCTGGCTCTTCAAGGACACGACCGATTTTGTTAAGATCGGGGACAACGCGGCTTGGGTTGCACCTGCTACCATGATGAGGGCGCATCTCTTGGGTTATCTCGACTTCTCACTATCCAGTCTCGGTCTGGGTGCTGGCTCCGGTGGGAATGCAGTCTTTACTACGGGCGACAATACCCCCATTGTGGGTATCGGCAAGAATGGTGTCTTCGCCATTCTCACTGCCGCAGGTGCTTATACACCCAAACATGGCGGGAGAATCACACTCAGGCTGATAGGATACCAGCCGTGAGTCTTGTATTCCCAGAGCATGTTGAAGGAACACGCGACAGGAATAACTGTCACTACCAGATGGTTCCCAAGCCGGGTGGTGGCCTGACAATGGGTATGAGTCTTTGGTATGGACAGCAGGATGGGTTGAGATGCAAGGAGTGTTTCTTCAAGCCGTTCTTTCACAGCGGCAAGTGTCCGAAGTGCGGTGGTGAGTTGGAGAAAGAGAGTGGCTAAGAAGTTCTCTGAGAAGTTCCAGTTACGTGAACCGGAACAAAGGCCGCGTTTTCACATCGACATACTGTACGACCCGCACGAAAAGCAGTCGGAGTTCCATCTTTCTCGCGCACTATACAGACTCTTTGTTGGAGGGAAGGGTTCTGGAAAGACAAAGGCTGGGGCGGCAGACGTAATCCGGTACTCCATCTGCTATCCGAACAATCTGATTCTCGTAGGACGCGCCACGTATCCAGAACTGAGAGACACGACGCGCAAAGAAGTCTTGGAGTTTCCCGTACGTGTGGATGGTCGTGAGTATAGGTTCGGTTCTTCGCCTTGGGTCAAGTCCTTTAACCGTACGGAGAACACGCTGACTCTCATCAACGGCTCGACGATAATCTTTCGCGCCCTTGATGATGTGGAGAAGATAAAGTCTCTCAACCTTGGCGGGTTTTGGTTCGACGAATTGACGGAGACACCGGAAGAGATGTGGCTGGCGGCTTTGGGTCAGTTGCGGCGTCCGCTTCCCCTAATGATTGACGGTGTGCAGTATGATGGTTCTGTGTTCGCTATTGGAACAACGAACCCAGAGGGACACGATTGGGTGTGGAAGCGATGGGTGATGGCTCCCGATGAGAAACACTTCTACGTCCAAGCCACCTCATACGACAATCCGTACGTTTCGAGGACGTTCATTGATGAGATGCGCGCCCAGTACCCGGAAGAGTGGGTGAAGCGATACGTCCTAGGTTCTTTCGACACATTCTCAGGACTTGTGTACAATGAGTTCCAAGACCGTAAGCCGCATGTTGTTGGAGTTGCCGACATACCAGACGACTGGTACAGGTTTGTTGCCTTGGACTATGGCTACCGAAATCCAACTGCTGTCCTTTGGTGCGCAATATCCCCCAAGGGGCGGGTCTTTGTCTATGATGAGTTCTACGCTTCCGGGAAACTCGTCTCAGAAACGGCAGAGATCATCCAAGCGAAGTCGAGGGGACAAAAGATACAGCAATGGTTGATAGACCCTTCGGCAGGAAACAGACAGGGGACTACGGGTCTTTCGGTCATTGACGAGTTTGCGAAGTACGGTCTGTATATGCGACCGGCGAACAACGATGTTCGAGCCGGTATTAATCGTGTCAAAGAGAAGATGAGGGTGGTAGAGAACGAATCTAACCTTGTCATTTTCTCGACATGCGTCAATCTTCGCACAGAGTTGCAGACCTACCGTTGGAAGGATTTGAAGCCCGGAGCGGTGCAGGATGCGCCGGACAAGCCCGTGAAAAAGGGCGACCACGCCGCAGATGCTCTCAGATATGCCATTGCCTATATCTACGACACACCGGAATTGAAATCAGAACCGAAGACTTGGCGTGACTACTCGATACTCAAACGACTGCGCGGCGATTCCAAAGATGCCGAACTCCCATCATACATGGCGGCCTAAATGAAGTACGACTTCAAGGAAAATTACGGACGGGCCATTGAGGGTTTATACTCCGACCTGAAACTCCGAGAGGGGAAAGAAAGGGACGTTCGGCGCAAGTGTTATGAGTACCTGAACAACTGGGTCGATGGTGAACACGGTCAATGGCCGAATGCGATACGGCAACTTCTCGGAGCGGATAAGCCCGCGCTTTCGTTCAACGAAATTCGCAGACTTGTCAACCGTGTCCGTGGTGCGATACCCGAACTTGATGAGAGATGCTTCCCCGTTGACGATGAGTCTGACTGGATACTCGCGGAGATTTTCACCGACCTGTTAAAGCAGGTACGGAACGACAACAATTCAGAGACGGTATTCAAACAGGGATTCTCGGATTCTTATATCGGTGGTTCCGGGTTTGTGCGCGTAGAGTGGTCGAACGATAAGGACATCTTTGGCTCTATCGTCTATCGGTATCTTGACCCCCGCAATGTTTTTCTTGTCGGCAATGGCGTTCAACTTGACCTGACGGACAGACTCGGCGTCCTTGAACTCATCCCGATGGAACGGGAAGAGATACAGTCAAGGTGGCCGGGGAAAGCCGATGAAGTTGGTGGTTTGAGCAAGGGTGACATATCTGTTAACACATCTTCCGACAACGACTACGGCCTTCATGGGACTCAGGATTGGACGCAGATTTACGACGAAGACGAGGATAGGTTCATCGTCAAGCGACTGCAACGATACGAGTGGGTGAATGCCACCGTCATTGAATCAGGGGGAAAGTACACACCGACCGTCCTTGAGGGTGAAGAACTCAAACAGGCGATTGAGTTGATGAAGATGCAGGGGATTGACGCCAAGAAAACGACCGTCAAGCGCAAGAAGGTCAAGTGCTACTATTCCATCGGTGGCATTGAGTTGGAAACGCATTGGTCGAAGTACAGACATGGGTTCTTCGACATTGCCCCGATGATCTGCTACATGGACGGTGGACGCATCACGGGCGTTGTTCAGGATTTGCTCGACCCGCAAGATGAGAAGAACAAGCGGCGCAGTCAGATGATTAACATTCTGAACTCCTCCGCCTCTGGTTCATTCATCGCCTACAAGGGTGCGTTCGACGACCCCGATGCAGTTCAGAAGCAACTCGGTAAGCCCCGGCAGATATTGATGTCGAATATCCCGGTTGCGGAAGCAATGAAGCCCATCGACCAGAACTTGACGGCCATCCCCGCGTTGGTCAACATGGAGATGCAGTCGGTCGAGGACATGAAGGACATCTCCGGCCTTCACGATGCGGCTCTTGGCGAGGTTCCCGCTGGCGTAAAATCTGGCAGGGGTATCTCGGCGTTGCAGATGCCGACCGAGACAATTATCAACGAACTGGTCACGCACTATGTCTTCTTCCGTAAGCAGATAGCGCGTATGACCATCTCGCTCATCCAGCAGTTCTACACCGAAGAGAGGCGTATTCGAGTCTTGGGTGATTATCATTCCAAGTACATGCCCGAAGACGCGCAAGTAAAGGCATTGATGGAACAGGGACTTATCAAGTATGAAGATGGGGCCAAGTTCATCATTGTCAACCGTCAGGGACTTGAGAAGAAACTGAATGACGTTTCCGTTGGCAAGTTCGATGTGGTGATTGATACGACTGTAGCCAATCCGACCATGCGGCGTCAGCAGTATTTCGACTATCTGAACGCCATGCAACAGGGCGCACCGATCAAGTGGTCAACGGCCATGAAGTATAGCGACATCCGTGGGAAAGCAGAAGCCCTGCGAGACATTCAAGAGGCAGAGTCATTCATGCAACAGGCCATGAACATGCCGCCCCAGTTGACTCCGAGGGGGGCGCAGGGCGGCAGTCCACCGGCGGAACAAGACATCTTAGGCAACACATCGGGAGCACAGCAACCCTAACACCGGCTTTGCCGGACATTTCTCACAGATTTAAGGAATTCAAACACATGGACAATCAGGATACCTCCACCATCCGCGCAGAACTTGAGGAAGAAGCCGCCGCTATTCTTGGCGAACCCTCCGGTCAACCGTCGCAGGAAGTGGAACAGACTGAATCCACCACGGAAGCCACCTCTGAGGTTTCCGAGGAGTCTGCGTCAGAGGAAAGCGGAACCGAGGCCGTAACCACCGAGGCGCAACCGGAATTCATCCTTGCAGACGAAGAGAAAGCGTTTGTCGAGGAAATGAGGAAACTGACCAATGTTGACGGAACACCGTTCAAGACTGTGCCAGCCCTCAAGGATGGTTACAAGAATCTTCAAAGTCAGTGGACGAAAACTCAGGAGAGGATCAAACAGCATGAAGAATTCCTTTCCCGGATTGAGTCCGATGAGCAGTACAGGGCTTACATCGAACAAGCGCAACAGTTGTTCGACAATCCCACGCTACAACGGGCGTATGCTGAGAAGTACATGCCCGGCGACCCGGAACCTGACCCGCGCCAGTACGACATCAACGACCCAGAGCAGTATGCTCAGTTCAAGACGGCGCACAGCGCATGGCAACAGCGTCAGGTCAACTCGGTCATAGACAGCAGATTCGGTGCGATTGAGGAAAAGAACCGGCTCGAAAGGGCTAGGGGAGAGTTTCAGGCGAAACACCCGGACGTGGAGAATCCTGAATCACTTCTTATGTGGCTCAAGAAGCAGGGGCCGCAGTTCAATCCTTACGAATTTGCTTATCGCGTGAGGGAGTTTGACAACATCAGAGCGCAATCGGAAGCGGAAGCCCGCGCCAAACTGACCAAGGGGATTGAGGAAGCGGGAACCACGAAAACCCCCGTGGGCGGCGCACCACCCGTAAAGAAAGTCGGAGTCGATGACATTTTGAAGGCCATTGATACCCTTCATTTGGAGGGGGCGATCATAAAG